ATAGAAAGGGACGGTGCAGGTAAAGTAATATCTATAAATTCTGTAAGTGTCAAATCAGCTGATAAAGGAACTAATATACCAGGTTCTTCTGCTGCAGAATTTTGTAAACATTTTGCTAAAGTTTATCCGAAACACAAAGAGACATTCGGCCAATTAGAAGAAATGCAAGTTAATAGATTAGGGAATCTTGACAAAGATAAACTTGATGAACAAACCAGGGAAGATGTTGAAACAATCGAAAAGCTCAATGTGAATTGTGATGATGACGCTACTTTTGACCAATTATATGATGACATAGCTGATTCAAATTTGATATCCGATTTGGACTTAGAAAAAATAAAAAAGAGTATGGCAGCATATATAGAGCAGGCGGGATTGCAACCTGAAACACCTAAAGTATATTCAAAAGTTTTAATGGAAATGACGTATAGAAAATATACACAGAAAAAAACTAAAGATACTATGGATGAACTTGACCTTGAATTAGGTATTAAATATGCTGAAGTTAGAAACGTAAATGGAGAACTTGAAGTAGAAGAACTTGAAGGAGACCATCACACTTCTAATATGCAGATACACGATAAAGGTTATTTAGGTACACCTGATTCTACACAACAAAGTTTATGTCCGGACAAGACTGCAAACGTTTCTGACGCAAAATATCAAAAGGCTAACACGGCATTAAAGTATAAAGTAAAATGATAGATTCTCAACTACTTTGTACTTTCTCAACCAAGAAAGAACTATCCGAACAGGTCCTACTTATCAGCGAGACCGCACCTCTTTCTATGAAAAAACTTTATGTATTAGAACGGGTGGACACACCTAACGAATTGATGTTGACATATAATGTTCTAAAATCTGAAATAGTAGGATTTTTACCTAACACAATTCTATTACATAGAAAGAAAGAAACTAATACATTATATACAATTAATGCAGTCAATTATATAATCAGAGAAGCGAACAACGGAATATTAGATACTTCATACAGATTGCAATGGCATAATTATCGTAATTCAATTTTATTAACAAATAAGCAAGGTTTGAATATCATCAACACAAAATTAAAAGAAATCATCGATTTAGAAAAATAAATTGATGGTTTGGCATTTAAATTCATATTTATATATGAATGGTTACACTTGTAACAAATAATAAATAACACTAATAAATAACAAATAGGAGATATCAAATGGATATTAACGCAATCAAGAAACGGTTAGAATTACTTCAAACATCTAACACTCGTACTTCAAATTTATGGAAACCACAACCTGGTACACAGGTGATTCGTGTTTTACCTTATCAACATGACAAAGAAAATCCTTTTCAGGAACTTTTCTTTCATTATGATTTAGGTGGTAAAACATATCTTTCACCGGTTACTTATGGTCGCCCTGACCCTATTGAAGAGTTCGCAGAAAAACTACGTTCAAGTGGTAATAAAGATGATTATCAAATAGCCCGTAAACTTATGGCTAAGATGAGAACTTTTGCACCTGTGATTGTTCGTGGCGAAGAGAGTGAAGGCGTTAGATTTTGGGGTTTCGGAAAGATGGTCTATCAAGAACTTCTTTCAGTAATAACAGACCCTGATTACGGTGATATTACTGATGCGATGAACGGTCGTGATATTACAGTTGAATTTGTTTCAGCGGAAGATGCAGGAAAATCTTTTCCTGTAACTACAATTAGGGTAAAACCTAATCAAACTCCCGTCACAGAAGATGATAAACTTCTTGACAAAGCCCTTAATGAACAACCTAACATTAAAGAGATGTATCAGGAAAAGTCTTACGATGAACTTACTGAAATTCTCAATGAGTGGTTGACTCCTTCAGATGATGAAGAGGGTAAGTCGGTAGATGGAGTTTCCGTGACTAATGAAGTATTGTCTGCAAAGACCGTCAAAGATACTTCAGAAGCATTTGACCAACTATTCAATAAGTAAATAACAATATAGGTGGTTAGGGTTAAGAGCCACTGTTAATATTTTAGGAGTATAACTTCTAATATTTCAGGAACCACCTTTAATCTAAAGGACCCATATGGCTGATACTAAAGACGGCTTAGCTAATATCTTAGCTGATAGTTTAAATAAAAAGTTTAAAAATTATAAAGTAGCATACTTTCTTGATGGTAGTGACTCAACACCTACAGACATTAAGGAGTTTCTATCTACCGGGTCGAGTATATTAGATTTGGCTATTTCTAACAAACCACATGGCGGTATTGCTGTTGGTAGAATAACAGAAATAAATGGATTAGAGTCAAGTGGTAAATCACTACTCGGGGCTCATATACTCGCCGAAACTCAAAAGAAAGGCGGTATTGCAGTTTATATAGATACTGAAACTGCTGTTAGTGAAGAGTTTTTAAAAGTAATTGGTGTGGATAATACAAAAATGTTATATCTACATTTAGAAACCGTAGAAGATATTTTTGAAGCGATAGAAGAAATAATTACAAAAGTTCGAGAAAGTGAAAAAGATAGATTGGTTACAATTTTAGTTGATAGTGTAGCCGCAGCATCTACTAAATTTGAAATGGAAGCAGACTTTGATAAAGATGGATATGCTACACATAAAGCAATTATTATTTCAAAGGCACTTCGTAAGATAACTCAAATGATTGGTAGAAAACGGGTAGCACTTGTATTTACTAATCAGTTAAGACAAAAACTCGGTGTAATGTTTGGAGACCCTTGGACAACGAGTGGCGGTAAAGCATTACCATTTCATGCGTCAACTCGTATTCGAGTAAAGAATAAAGGTCAAATAAAAGATACTAAAAATAATACTATCGGTATTAAAATTACTGCGCAGGTTATAAAAAATCGATTAGGACCGCCTTTGAGGAGAGCAGATTTTCCTCTTTATTTTGATAAAGGGATTGATGACAAAGCATCATGGTTACAAGTGATGAAAGAATATAAAATAGTTAAACAAGCCGGTGCTTGGTATACTTATGTATTCGAAGATAAAGAGATTAAATTTCAATCAAAAGACTTTAATAGAATTTTATTAGAAAATGAAGGTCTTGAAGAAGAAATTTATAGTGAAGTTTGTAATAATTTAATACTACAATATGATACTTCAGCACTCGGAATTGATGATGTGGTTGAAACTGATGAAGTTATTGATGAGTTGTAGAAAGGGGTAATAAATGAAAATACTAATAACAGGCGGGTGTGGATTTATAGGAACGAATCTTATTAAATCGATAGGTGAAAAATGGGCATCAGATGGCGGAATGGAAGAACTTGAAATTCACGTTTTGGATAACTATTCAACCGGTTTCAAACACAATGAAGTTGATGATGTTCATGTAACTTATCACGATTTTGATGTATCTGATTATTTCTTTGATAATCGCATGAATGAGGTCTTAGGTGATTGGAGACCTGATACTATTTATCATCTCGCGGCTTTAGCAAGAATACAACCATCATTTACAGAACCTAAAAAGACGTTTGCCGCTAATACGATAGGTACACAAAATATATTAGAGTGGGCGAGAGTTAACGGGAATATTCAAGTAGTGTATGCGGGGTCAAGTTCTTCACATGGTGATATTTTTGCTAATCCATATACTTTTTATAAGTACAACGGTGAACTGTTAGTTGAATTGTATTCTAAAATTTATGATTTGCCTACAACAATTTGTAGATTTTATAATGTTTATGGTGAACATATGATACCAGCAGATAATCCTTATGTCGCAGTTGTGGCTATATTTGATGAACAGAAATTATCAAATAAACCATTGAGTGTAACTAATGATGGTGACCAGAGAAGAGATTTTACTAACGTTTTAGATATATGTAGTGGTCTGATGGCTTGTCAAGGTAGAACTGATTTAAAAGCAGAGTATTTTGAATTGGGTAGTGGTAAGAATTATAGTATAAATGAGTTGGTTACTATGTATGAATCAGAAAGTGTTAATATAGGACCAAGGCCAGGTGAGATGAGAATAACTCTTTGTACAGATACTAAAGCACACGAGATGTTAGGATGGAAACCTGTTCACGATTTAAAAGATTACATAACAGATAAAGTAAAGGAAGCTAATGAAACAGCGATATCTGAGCCTGCTTGATGAGATAAAAAATAATCCTTCTAAGCCGATGAAGTTGGACGACCATGTATTAGTTATTGATGGTCTGAATAATTTTATTAGATGTTTTAGTGCTATTCCTATGATGAGTGATAATGGAAATCATATCGGAGGATTGGTCGGATTTTTGAGGTCGTTAGGGTATGTTATAAAACTTATGCACCCTACACGAATCCTTATAATCTTTGACGGTAAAGGCGGTTCTCAAAAAAGAAAGAAAATATATCCTGAGTATAAAGCTGGCAGAGCGTTTAAAGGTTTAAATCGTAAAGTAGCTTTCAATAATCTTGACCACGAAAAAAAATCAATGTTTCAACAAATGTCAAGATTACAAGAATATATGGATTGTTTGCCTTTACAATATTTTTCTCTTGACCATATGGAAGCAGATGATGTAATTGCGTATGTGGCGAATAAAGGAAACTTCGGTCGGTGTACTATAATGTCAACTGATAAAGATTTTCTTCAATTAGTGGGTGATACGGTGAATGTTTATAGCCCGTCTAAGAAGAAATTATACACTCCTAAAACTTTGATGGAAGAGTATGATATTCATCCTGAGAACTTTTTGATGTATCGAATGGTTGATGGTGATAAAAGTGATAACATTAATGGTGTTAGAGGTATAGGACTAAAAACATTGATGAAGTTGTGTCCTGAAATGTCTACTGAACCTATGAGTTTGAGTGAAGTGGTTAGTAGAGATAGTAGGTTACAAGATAATTTAGATATATTGAAAAGAAATTTTGAATTAATGCAACTTTCAGATGTAGATATTAGCGGTAGTTCAAAAGGAAAGATTCTTGATTTTGTTGACCAACGACCCAATTCTTTAAATAGTTATAAATTTCGTCAAATGTATATTGAAGATGGATTTTCTAATGAGATACGGAATTTAGAAGTATGGTTAAGAGAGAATTGGGCTATATTAGATAATCTCGCGCGTAATGGGTAGAACGATAAAATATAAAACAGACGATGAAAAACATCAAGCTCAATTAAAATGGTCACAAAACTATTATTTAAAAAATAGAGAATTAATTTTAAATAAAGCACGTAAACGATATCGTAATAAAAAGAATATTCAGATGAAAAAGGAATTATATGGCGAACAATGAGAATTTAACTCAATTCGGACCAACTTTTCAATCAAAGGTCATATCATCACTATTAAGTGATAATCAATTTATAGGACAAATATCCGACATACTTCAATCAAATTATTTTGAATCTGATTCTAATAAATTTTTAATAAAAACTATTATGGAGTATTTCTTAGAATATAAAACTGTTCCTACACTTGAAGTACTGAAAATTAAAACTGATGAAATTAAACATGATGTATTGAAAGTAGCAGTTGTCGAGAGCTTGAAAGAAGCTTGGCGTTATATAGAATCTACTGATTTGCCTTTCGTAAAAGGACAGGTAATTGATTTTTGTAAGAATCAAACATTAAAAAATGCTATTATGGATAGCGTAACTCTTCTCGAAAATAAGGATTATGATAGTATAAAGAAAATTATCGATGATGCTTTACGAGCAGGTAGTGATAGAACTCTTGGACACGAATATTTAATTTCACTCGAAGAACGTTTAACTAATTCTTCACGAGATACGATAAAAACAGGTTGGGATACTATTGACGACATTATGGATGGCGGGTTAGCAGCAGGAGAATTAGGCGTAGTAGTAGCACCTGCGGGTATAGGTAAATCATGGACATTACAAGCATTGGGTGCGAATTGTGTTCGAACAGGTAAGAGTGTAGCACACTATACATTAGAGTTGAATGCGAGTTATGTTGGATTGCGATATGATACAATATTCACAGGTATACCCACAGGAAACTTAAAATTTTATCAAGAAGATATTGAGAAGAAACTAAAGTCTTTAGACGGATATTTACTTATAAAATATTATCCAACAAGGGCGGCATCAGTACAGACAATCGCGGCACATCTAAAACAAATGGAGCTACAAAACAAGATGCCTGATATAGTAATTGTAGATTATGCAGATATTTTAAAACCTACAGGTAATTTTCTCGAAAAACGGCATCAACTTGGTAATATATATGAAGACTTGAGAGGTATGGCCGGTGAATTTGAAATTCCTGTATGGACAGCTTCCCAGGCGAATCGTTCAGCATTAGAAGAAGATGTTATTGATGCGAGTAAAGTATCTGAGGATTATAGTAAAGTGATGACTGCTGATTTTGTTATTAGTATGAGTAGAAAAGTAGAAGATAAGATTGCAAATACAGGTAGATTTCACATTATTAAAAATAGATTTGGAATTGACGGAATTACATTTCCTGCCACTATAAATACAAATACAGGACATATTCAGATATTTGATAGACAAACACAACAAGGTAAAGATGTACAAGGTAAAATGAATAATCACGAGGAGTTTTTACGAAAGAGCCTTGGTCAAAAATATAAAGATTATAAAGATAATAATTTGAAAGGCTTTGATTAAACCTAATATATAATTGTAATTATACTTGTTACATGGCGACATAAAGAGGATAAAGAGGATACATAATGGAAAAATTTAAGCTATCAGAAAATTTTATAACAAAATACAAAAGAAAAAAAGCACCATTCGGTTTTAACGGATTGGGTGAGTTAGTTTATATGCGAACATATTCTCGTATTAAAGAAGATGGGAAGAATGAAAGATGGTGGGAAACTGTCAAACGAGTCGTAGAGGGAACGTACTCTATGCAAAAGAATCACATTGATTCACATCAATTAGGGTGGAATCCGTGGCAAGCTCAAAAATCTGCACAAGAGATGTATGATAGAATATTTAACATGAAATTCTTGCCACCCGGCCGAGGTCTTTGGGCTATGGGAACTGTTATAACCGAAGAACGAGGATTGTACGCCGCCCTAAATAATTGTGCATTTGTGTCAACATCAACAATCAAAGATGACTATTCTAAACCATTTACATTTTTGATGGATGCGAGTATGTTAGGTGTCGGTGTAGGATTTGATACAAAAGGTGCCGGTGAAGTTATGATTAAATTACCTAATCCAAACAAAGGTATAGAAGAATATGTGATACCGGATACACGAGAAGGTTGGGTGGAATCATTAAAGGTATTATTAGATGCGTATTTTCACGGAACAGCAGAAGTTCAATTTGATTATACAAAGATACGGGGTGCTGGTGAACCGATTGCCGGCTTTGGCGGAGTTTCAAGTGGACATGAACCTTTAATGGAAGTACACGAGGATATTAGAAAAGTATTAAATAGAAATGTTGGTGACCTAATAACAGTAACTACTATTGTTGATATAATGAACCTTGTCGGTAAATGTGTCGTAGCAGGGAATGTAAGACGTACCGCAGAGATTGTGTTTGGCGAACCTACCGATAAAGAATATTTAGATTTAAAGAATTATAAAGTAAATCCACATAGAGAACAATATGGATGGACGAGTAATAATAGTATCTTTGCTGAACTTGGTATGGATTATACAGAAGCCGCAAAAAGAATTAATGATAACGGAGAGCCTGGGTTTGCTTGGTTAGAAAATATGAGACATTATTCTCGTATGAAAAATGGTGGTGATGATAAAGACCATCGTGCTATGGGAGGCAATCCTTGTTTAGAACAAACCCTTGAATCTTATGAATTATGTTGTTTAGTAGAAACATTTCCAAACAATCACGATTCTTTCGAGGATTATGCACGTACATTAAAATATGCGTATCTTTATGCTAAAACGGTTACTCTTGGTAGAACACATTGGAGTGATACTAATCGTGTTATGTTGAGAAACAGACGAATTGGATGTAGTGTTAGTGGTGTTGCTCAATTTATTACTAACCGGGGATTACAAGAGTTAAAGGATTGGTTAGAAACCGGGTACGATACAATACAAGAATGGGATACCCAATATAGTGATTGGTTTGCAGTACCTAAATCAATCAAAACTACAAGTGTAAAACCGAGTGGTACCGTATCTCTTTTAGCAGGTGCCACACCAGGTCTTCATTATCCTGAATCAAGATTTTATATTCGTAGAGTACGAATATCAAAACATTCAGAATTAATAGAACCATTGAAAAAAGCAAAGTATAAAGTTGAACCAGCATATGGTTCAGAAGATACAACAATGGTTGTAGATGTGCCGGTTGACGTAGGAGAGGGTATTAGAACAGCAAGTGAATTATCTATATGGGAACAATTCGCATTAGCGGCCTTCATGCAAAGACATTGGGCTGATAATCAAGTAAGTTGTACGGTAACATTTAATCCAAAAACTGAAGCAGATAATATTGCACCGGCTCTAAATTATTATCAATATCATCTAAAAGGTATATCATTATTACCACGACATGAGTTGGGAGCATACAAACAAATGCCGTATGAATCTATTGATGAAAAAGAATATAATAAACAGGTCAAGAAATTAGGTAAGTTATCTTTTGGCGTAATAAAAAATGAAGAAGCAGATATAGATAAATTCTGTAACAATGATGTTTGTGAAATAATACCATTCGCCGGCGATAATGACGACCAAGAATATGCAAATTAAGAAAAGCGGACAGGCAGTTGACACACCTGTGAAAAAATGTGTCTTAACTAAAATAAACGAGGAGAACGTTAATGAATAAACGTAATCTAATAATATCACTAATGATGA